GTGATCAGCTACAATGGCTGCCTTTTCCACATCAAACCTACGTTTATAAGTTTTAATTGAAAGATCACCATTTTCTAAGGTTGAATATTCAACTGCTACTACCGTATTACCGTTGGCATCCTTAGGTACTTCAATGTACCAGCCTTCCTGAGCAAAACCTAATGAGCCTTTCACTAAGTAATCACCAGTACCCAACTTATCGAAAGTGATTGGTTGCCTTTCAGCTTCGTCATTGAGTTCAATATGATCATTAAACAACTTGACAATAGGTGATGCTGCTTTAATAAAACCATTTCCATCAGTTGTAGTATTTTGTGCAGTTAATAAATTAAACCAATTAGACCAAGTACCACTATTATTAAATCGATATTTCAGTACAGAATATGACGCTGCTTTCCCAAGCTGAAATGAATGGCTTCCATCTGTATATGCACCCATTGAGCGTCGGGTACAGTGTATAAACAAACCATAAGGACCGATACTATTACCAGTATCATTTGTTAAAGTGTCATCTGTTCGAAAAAAACCATTATTAAGAGGAGCAACCATATCAGATGCACGAGACCCTTCAGCCCCCATCCCCCAATCACCGACTCTTAGTGCTCTTCCCGGTGTAGGATCATATTGACTTGTTGTTGATGTGAGTATGGCAGCAGTTCCTAATCCCAAATTCATTCTAGCTGTCTGTGCATTATCAGCTCCTAATCCTCCCTGAGAAATTGATAAAGGGGTTGTGAGTCCCTTAAGCTCACTAATATCACTATTTACACCACTTGCCGCTGCACCTAGGTTAGCTCGTGCATTAGTCGCTGTAGTTGCACCAGTTCCCCCTTGTGTGACTGCCGCTGTTCCTTGGACTTGCGAAAAGTTTGGGCTTAAATTGGGAATGCCGGAAGCGAATGGCAACATAAATTGCCGCTTGCCCTGTGAGGCGTTATATGGGAATGGCCGATGATCCCAATTAAATTTAAATACAAGATTTGCCATTATGCTGTTACCCCATCAATCACTTGGAAAATCAGAGTATCCGTGTGCTGGGTGACTCCACTTACAACAGCTTTAATATCCATCTGGCACAGACCTAAAGGCCAAGCTGCTGTGCTTGCACCTGATTTAACGTTAAGCCATCCCTTCTGTGTGCTCTGGTTTAATGCTGCGCAAGTCAAGGTAGCCACAGCAGCGCCATCAGCCAGAGCTTTAACCTGTGAAGTGAAGGTATAACCTGTAAGATCAATTGCACGACGTACATCATCTGGTGGATATTGCAAAGTTTCATCCATATCAACCAACTGTAGGTTTAAGTTGAATGTGTCACCACGCTTAAAAACAAAATTGCTCTGACTTGTGCCAACTTGAATTCAGTTTTCTCCAGAGCATCCACCCGCTTTTGCAGCTTCAGCATGTTTATGCCTTGTTGGGTGTATAAGGTTTGCAGCTCCTCCACTTTCGCTTGCTGGTGCTGAAAAACTTCATAAGCAGTCTGGACAATATGATTCCTGTACTTTCTGCCGTTTTTATCAAAAACACTTACAGATAATTGATTTCTGGCAATATCCAGCAACATGTTTTCATAATGCTTGGTTGTTCTGAAATATTCCTCAAACTTCTCCATCACACATCCTCCACTTTGCAATTCGGCGAAATGCGGTTTTCTATGGGGAAGTCGTCGCCAAGCTCTTCACAAGGAAATGGCTTAATTACTTGAGCAATAGATACCTGCTCAACACCTTCAATTGACACCATTGCGAAGCCGTGACCATGTTCAACCACATCCTTTAAAATGCCTTCGATTCCTTTATTTTCTTTAAACTCACTCATTGCTGGCTCCTTATTTGATTTTAGGTTTCTTGCGTTTGCCGCGACCTTGCCAATCTTCAGGTTCTTTAGGCAGGTAATATGCGCGAGGGTTTACAGCGCAAAACTCCTGATGTGGCTGTATTGGCTCTGGCTCACCTAGTGCAATCGCCTGCATGAGTGATGCTTTTCCTGCACCTCTGCCACCTACCCAAATTAATACCTTCGTCATTATTCTTCTCCGTATATTGATTCGTAATCAGCAATTGCTTGAAGCAACTTGTATCCAGCCGATTCAGGCCTGTTTTTGCAATGAGACAAGTCATATAGCTTTACATCATCAATGCCGCCCCATGATTCGACCAAATCAACCGACTCCACCAGGCGCTTGACCACTTCACGTTCAAATACACGATCGCCATGGTGAGGCTTTATCTCATCTGTGAAATCAATCTCTCCATCATGAACCACTAGATACTTAGCAGTATTGACAAAAGACATTGATATCCTGAAAGTGTTAGGCCCGTACTCACGAATAAACTGTTCTGGTTTCATTGGCTGCGCTCCTTGTCATGTTTAGTAATGACTTGACGCTCCTTCAAACGCTTCAACCAGCCGCGTCTTTGTAGTTTTTGGTACAGAGAATTAGCTTGTCGTGTTTCAGCATCCTTAATCCCTAAGTTGTAAGCTGCTCTTAACTGCATGATCTGTGTGTAAGTCATAGAGCCGAATAGCAATGGTTCTTTTTGGTTTTCTGGATTCACGCTGCACCTCTCTCTTCCATAGACTGGTAATACTCAGGGCTTAAGTCAGCGAATGTTGCGCGTGACAAGTCTGTAGCTAATCGAACTGTGCCAATTGAGCCGTTACGAGCCTTACCTATGATGATTTCTGCTGTACCTGCTTCTTTAGAATCCTTGTTGTAGACTTCATCGCGGTAAATAAACATGATGATGTCTGCGTCTTGCTCTAAGTCGCCTGATTCTTTTAGATCTGCGTTTACAGGGCGTTTGTTTGGGCGGTTCTCTAAGTTACGGTTAAGCTGTGCTAGTGCGATCACAGGACAATCAAAGTCACCTGCCATACGCTTAAGCTCATTAGATATTTCACCGATATCTTTGTCAGAACGACCAAAGTTGTTTTTAGTGAGTGGTGTTACTTTCTGGATGTAATCAACAAAGATTGCGCCAATCTTTCCGTATTTGGCTTGAACCTTCTTAGCTGATCTGCGGATAGTTGCCACAGTTGCGCGGTTGTTGTCGTCGATCATCAAAGGTGCTTTCTCAAGTACTAGAGCAGCGTTATTGACCTTCTGCGTATCGTCGCTATTTGGGTCGATATGGCCTGTTAATACTTTGCGTAGCTCTACTCCACCAATGCCGCTAATTAAGCGCTGTGCGATCTGTCTACCCTTCATTTCGATTGATATGAATAGAACCGGTAAAGATTGGTTGATCATCATGTCTGCTGCAATGTTTTGAGCAAACGTTGTTTTACCCATTGAAGGGCGTGCACCAATGATGACCAGATCCCCTTTGCTGATTTCACCCAGTTTGTTGTCCAGAGCAGTAAAGCCAGTCTTGATACCGCCCTCATAAGGCATTTGGTTATGAATTGCCATGTGGCGATCAAGGAACTCTTTTACAGCTTCTTTTGAAAACTCATGAGCATGTTTAAGCTTTTCCTCACCAGCACCAAAATCTAAGTTTTGAACTAATGACTGAGCCTTGCTTACAGCAGATTCAGCAGTATGCGTTACCAAGTCATTTGCAATTGAATTGATCAGCTTACTAGTCTCTTGAAGCTTTCTGCGGGTAGATAAATCTTTAAGCTTCTTGATGTGAGTAACCAACAAACTTGCATTACTTACACGGCTCATCAAGTTAACAATGAACTGTTCATCAATCTGGTTAATCTCTAGGGGATTCGCCTTGATCAATTCAAATACAGTCACTTCATCAAACGACTCACCCTTGCTCAATTGGTTTTTAATGTGTGCAAAAATGATTTGATGTTGTGATGCAAAGAAATCTTGAGCATCGATCTGTGAGATAAACTCATCAGCAGCTTGGTCAATCGTCATGAGCGTAGACAGAATGCTTTGCTCAACCGGAATAGAATATAGTTCGATCATTAATCCATCCCCTTAAATTTCTTAGCAACACCTTTGAATTGTGTTGCTGGTTGTTCAGGGATGGCTTGATGCTGCTCAACAACTGGATTTTCTAATTGCTCAAGCTCTGCATTTGTCTCCTGCCAATTCCAAGCTGCTTTGAAAGATTCCCAACCACGAACAACGATAATTTGGAATACACGCTCATTACTTAGTTTTGCTTCCTGAGCTTGTTTGAAAACAAGTTGTAAAGCTCGTTGAGTTACTGGTTTTTTCTTCTTGTTGCGAAGATCAAGATATTCAGTTGCTGTTTGCTCAGATACTCCGTTTTTCAACAAGAAATCTTTTGCTTTGAATTTTTGTGTTTTTGGTGCTGATTCAGCACAAATAATATCTGTAGTATTCTCTGTGTATTCTCTGTATGTATTCTCTGTATTAGATGGGCGGATTTGTGCATTCAGTGTGGCGGAATTGTGCATACAGTCTGGCGCATTTGTGCATTCAGTATGGCTGTTCTGTGCATTCAGTGTGGCGGAATTGTGCATACTATTAATATCAATGCTTTCAGAGTATTCGATCAAAGCTTGATAAAGGTTTTCATGCTCTACACGGTAGTAAACACGACGAGGCACACCCATCTTTTTTTCAGAGATGAATTTAAGTGATTTAAGTGTTGCTCTAGCCGTATCTTGCTCACGACGAGTAAGACCAGTTTCTTGAGTCCACTCATGATGTGTTTTGAAGATCCAACCTTCACTGTCTTTAGTGCGAGAAGTCCAGTAGACCAATTGAGAGAGCATCAAAGCTCCATTGATCCCACATCCTAAAAATACATAGTGCTTGTTGAATGCTATTGGCTGTTCGTTCATAGCTTCAATCAACTTAATAATTGGAATTGATGCACCCATCAAACACCTCGCAATACAAATGCGGCTAAATCAGCTTTTGCTTTAGCCAATGCCATAGAGTTTTCGAGAGTTCGATTAAGCACATAAGCCTCAACCGCTTTTTGAAACAAACTAATCTTCCGATTTAGTTCAATGTCTGCTAATATTGAATAGTTCATTTAACCCACCTTGTTTGAACACTAAGCCTGATCCACGAAATCAGGCTTTTTCTTTGTAACCAAGCTCAAAACACATGCCGAAATCTTCAATGTCATCTTGAAAAAGATCGTCAATTGTTTGTTTGCTTTCCATCCACGCTTTTGACATCACAAAAAGCGCATTTAGTTTTTCCTCGCTAATCATTCGATATTTCTTGAGTACAGTTTTGAATCCAAGAACATCCAATAGCACTAAACAGTTCTCAAGCTCAGTCAAGCCATTGGATTTTCTATCATTTTTCATTCGTGATAATGTGCTTGGATCAATCCCCAACTGTTCAGCAACCTGACTTTGATTGCTTGATGCAAGGGCTTGCAAAACTCTAGAAACTTCATTTCTAGCCCTTGCACTCAATTCGGTTGATACTTTGCTCATGGTTTAGTTCCTAAGCGGTTAATGCTTGGCTGCGGACATAATCGAAATCGACATCAGGACAAAGTTCATCACAAGGAACTTTTCCTTCACTTTCTTTATCAATTCGAATAGCTAATGCAGCACCACATTTTTTGTTGACATAAATAATTTGTTGAAGATTCCCTAAAGTCGTTAGGCATGCTTTTGCAAAGGCTTTTCGTTCTTCAACAGTCATCTTCGATAAGTAAGCTTTAAGCTGTTCTGTGTTTGAAGAAGACATAGTTATCTCCTTTAGTGATTTATTTAGTAAATACTAATTTTAATCACTAAACAAGTCAACAGATATTTAGCGAATACGAATTTACTTTTTACTAAAAACTATATGAAATAGAGCTTATGGATACTGTTGCAAGAAGACGCAGAAATCTGCGAAAAGCTATTGATGCTTTAATCGAATCTGGGAAATTTAAGAGTGATGCAGCTTTTTGCGAACATTACGACTTAAGTACGAGCCATATTTCACAAATGATTAATGGTCACGGTAGTTTTGGCGAGAGAGCTGCTAGGAACTTAGAGAAAAAAGTAGGCTGGCCTAATGGTTATTTAGATCTTGAAAACCAAGAAGATCAAAGCCCTATTGTGTCTGAAAGTAATGTTGGACCAACCAAGAATAACCTTCGAACAATTCCCCTATTAGATTATGTCCAAGCAGGTCTATTCCATGATGTTGGCTATGATGGAATAAACCCTATTGGAGAAAGCTACACAACATATCAAGGATATAAGCCAGAGTGCGTTTTCTCTCTTAAAGTTGAAGGAAATAGCATGTCACCAGAATTTAAGGCTGGCGATGAAATTGTTGTTGATGCATCTCTTGAACCTAAACCTGGATCGCTTGTAATTGCTCAAGAAGTCCAACATGGAATAGCAAGAACAACTTTCAAAAAGTACAGAGTGATTGGTATTAATGAATTTGGAGTTGATGTTGTTGAACTAGTACCACTAAACCCTGATTACCCAACCTACAACTCAACACAAATTGAAATATCAATTATTGGGGTTGTGGTGAGACACAATAGGGAAATAACTCATTAAAGGATTCGGGACACCTAATCCCGAATTGCAGCCTAGGAAGCTGCTAAAGGTGATCTAAAGATACGTTGCTCAGGGAGCAGGACAAGGTCCAGTGTCAATAGTGAGCTGACGCCCCTACGGTGTGCGCACACTTTCAGGGCAAGCGCTAGGCATAGCGCTATATAAGTTACCAATTATATTGGTAGGTGCCTACCAGCAATTACAAGGTTTATGCCATGTTTTTACTGGAACTGCGAACTAAGAATGGATTTAGATTAAAGATAAAAATCGACTTTTTATCGATATTCAAATTCTTCACTTGGTAAGCACCGAGGGGGAGGTTCGAACTCCCCCTCACCCTTATTTTTAAAAATACATAAACTGATAATTAATAGCAAATACCATGAGCAAAAAATACAAGCCACCGGAACTACACGAATATAGAGGCTTAACAAGCTCTGAGCAGACGGCAATACACCAAATGCTCATCTCCTATGTTCGTGAGGAAAATTGTCGCTTTAACATAATCATGTCTGGCAAAGCAGAACCCTATAATCTGGTAAAACTAACTAGTATTAATTTTGAGAATGAAGCATCAGCAATTTGGGTTAATTTTGAAACCATCACAGGAGAGCAAATAGCTTTACCCATTGGCTTTCTTTCAAGAATTGAGTTTTCAGGGCAGCAAGAAATTTAAACTGTGAACCCGACACAGTCTTAACAACAGATCGGGTGGAGAAGAACATGGGTTTTAATTTTTTAGATTTAAATGACAATGTACGGAATGCAAT